TAAATCGTGGTGCATATAGTTCCATCTTCGCTTCTTTCATGGCCTACGACACGTTCCAAACGCTTTTCGTTACGAAAATCTCCTACTCTTTGATCTTTTTTACCAGGACATTCTACAAATACATCCTCCTTCTTTTCATCTTTTGGTATCTCCGCTTGAGGTGGTTTGCCTTCAGGTAATTTTTGTTCCTCTTTTGATGGTAATGCTGTTTCTGTAATTATCAGTTGATCTGGCTGATAATTCATTGGGATAAAAGACGGGTATGGACAATTACTTACAACTCCGTTTGGATCGTCTATTAATAAATTTCTATTACCTGTATTTTTTACATCTCTATGAAAATATTTACAACCTATAGTTTCTACATTTAAAGGTTCATATCCAGGTAAAGATACTTGTGGAACATAAACTTGTGGTATTAATACTTCTGGAATATG